TTGCGCAACAAAGCCGCGGCAAAGGCGAAGCTGCGCGAAATTGATGATGGCTTGGACCCGGTAGAGGAAAAGCGCCAGCGCCGGGCAGAACCGACCGTTCGCGAACTCGCTTCGGAATGGCTGGACAAGCACGCAACCGGGCTTAAGAGCGAGCGCGATATTCGCGGTGTGACGAACAACATCATCTTGCCGGGCGTCGGGCACATCAAGGTGTCCGACCTACGCCGCCGTGACGTAATCGAGGTTATCGAGGCGAAGGCGGCAACCGCGCCGCGCAACGCCGCTCTGGCGCTGAACTACGCGCGGAAGATGCTGGACTATGCCGCCGACCGCGACCTGTTGCCCGCGAACCCGCTGGCCGGTCTCAAGCCGTCCAGCATCAAGGTCGAAGGTAGGCGCGACCCGCTTAAACCCCGCAAGCGTGAGCGGGTACTTGATATGGAAGAAGTCCGGGCGTTCTGGTCCACCGCCGAAACATGTGGGTTGCACAAGCTGACGGCGCTGTGCCTCAAGCTGGTGCTGGTGACAGGTCAGCGTCCGGGTGAGTGTGCCGGGATGCACCTAGATGAAATTGACGGGCGCGTCTGGAAGATACCGGCCAGTCGCCGGGGCAAGACCGATACTGCCCATGACGTCTACCTTACGGATACTGCCCTTGAGATTGTCGAAGCCGCAAAGGCGGAACTGGAGCGCCTGGGCAGGCGCAGAAAGGCCGACGCGACCGGACATGTGTTCGAGGCCAAGCCGGGCGCGGCGATCACCAACGGCGCTGTTGCGCGCGCGGTCGCCCGGTTCAGCGATGAGTTGGGTAGCAAGGCACATGCCAAATGGGGCAAGTGGACGCCCCATGATCTCCGGAGGACGATGCGAACGGGATTGAGTGCCTGCCGGGTACGACCGGACATTGCCGAATTGACCATCGGTCATACCAAGCAAGGAATCGTTGCCGTTTACGACCAATTTGGATTTGAAGCGGAACGCCGGTCTGCGCTGGAAGCTTGGGAAGCCCGGTTGCTGCGAATTGTTGCGGGGCAGGACCCGGACCTGGTGGACGCCGAGAACGTGGTCCGGTTGGAAGGGGTACGGGCATGAGTGAACTGTTTGACACGGCGTTCGGTGACGCGGTTCGATTGGCGGCTAAAGGCAACGGGCGTGCGCTGCGAGATTGGTTGCTTTCGGACAAGCCTATTGGTCGGGGCGAGCGCGAGTTGATGGCCGACTTCCTTTGCCGTGACCCGGAAGACAGAGGCGGGCGTCCGCCGGGATCGAAACTTAAGTTTGCTGAGCGTCGGGATGCGGTTCTCAAATATCGGGAGCAACGCGCACAGAAAATCCAAGACAAAACCGCCGCGCCTGAAGTCGCATCGGGATACAAAATTCAAGCCAGCACTTTGCGCGCATGGGATAAAGAGTTCCGGGATATTGTGCGCCGCATGAACGAAACGCATCGTCGCTTGAACGACAAGGGGGAGCCGGAGGACTGGCGGTTGGAAGATTTGTGATTATCCAATAATCCCATGCCGGTTTTTTGGAAGACATTTCTGTTCCACTGTTATGAAATGTGTTTAAAAGGCGAGGTCATGTACTCTAACGCGAGGATGTGACCAATGACCCCCCAACTACAGGCCGAATTTGAAGAATTCGTTCGGTTCAGGGAGCAGCGGAATGCGCCCCCTGATGCGATGATTCCGGCATCTGAGGTTTGCGCAATCTGCGGAAATATTTCGAGTATGACGCTATATCGGTGGTTGACTGATATTAGATTGAATTTTCCACGTCCCGCATATGTGAATACCCGTCGATATTGGAAGCGGTCCGAAATTCAGGCTTGGTTTGAAAAGCGGAGGCAATGGTAATGTCGCTTTCAAATGAATTTCTTGTTGCGGTGGATTGTGAGGGTAAGCCACGAAGCTTTCGCCGTAACAGCATTCATCGAGTTGCGCCCTGCGGTCCCGGTCGTTTGGCGGTTTTTTTCAAGTACCCGACCGGCGAGTTGTTTTATGTTGATTTTCCCAACATGGAGTTGCTCGCCGCTGTTCTGGCCGAATAGAAAAAGGCCGGGGCACAAAGTCCCGGCCTAGGTCTCTGAAGTCGTCGCCCCCTCCAGCAAATCGAAGCGACTATGAACGCAATACATGAATCGCCCCCGGCGAGCAATAGCGCCGCCGCGCTATACTATGCCCTCAAGGGTTGGCACGTCTTCCCATGTTGGCCGGATCAGAAAATCCCGATGACGGCCAACGGCCATCTCAACGCAAGCAATGATCCGGAACAAGTCGCGGCATGGTGGCGGGCAAACCCTTCCGCGAACATCGGCCTGAACCTTGCCGCGTCGGGCCTCGTTGTGGTCGATGCTGACCTGTACAAGCCCGGCGTTGTCCTGCCGGAAGGGTTGCCCGATACGCTGACGGCCAGCACCGCCAGAGGCGGCAAGCACTTCATCTTCACGGCACCGGCAGGGGCAGACTATGCGGGCACGCTTGGTCCCGGCGTCGATATCAAGCACAACGGCTATGTCATGCTCAACCCCTCGACGTTCGAGGGTAAGGAGTACCGCTGGGACAACTCCGCGCGCCCCGCCCTCGCGCCCGACTGGTTGCCGCGCAAGGGTGCGGCGGGCAAACGGAAGCCGCTCGGCCAGGGAGTCCAGGCACCTAATTTCGTCACGGCACTGATCACGCTTCATGCCAACGATCCGAACCAGCTTGGATACGAAGAATGGCGCAACGCCGCTATGGGCTTTCGCGGTGCAACGGCATTGCTGGTCCCTGAACCGGTCGCTCGGGCCAAGTTCGACAAATGGTGCGACCGGTACGCCGCGAACGACCCTGTGGCCAACGAGAAGCTATGGCGCTCGATTGACGGCGGGACGTCAAAAGACTGGAACAGCCTGTTTTGGCAGACGCACGGCGCGCCGCCGCCCGCTGACCCCGTCACCCTGTTCGGCGGGCACCAATATGCCCTTCCACCCGGTGCGACTCCTGAACCGGTCGCGCCTGGCATGACGCAACCGCCCGCGATCAACGAGGCCGAATGGAACGATACGGGCGCGCTGACCCCGACATGCATTGTCGAGAACCTCTATTTCGCGGACCTGGGCGTCCGGGTTGCACCGGGCGGCGTCGGGAAGACCACGCTGGCGCTGTATGAGGCCATGCACATTGCGCTTGGTTGGCCGCTGTTCGGCTGTCCCACGCGCCGTCCGGGCTTGACCTGCATCCTCAGGTCAGAGGACCAGCGTGGAATGTTGGTGCAGCGCCTCCGCAAGCTTTGCGAGGCGGAAAATCTGACGGCTGAACAGGTCGCGACGGTCCGCCAGAACGTCCGAATTCAATATGTCGAGCAGTTCAAGCTGACCGTTGTTCAAGGCGACATAGTGGTCGCTTCCGATGGCGTCAGGCAGGTGATCGAAGCGTTCGGGCCTTTGCGGCCCTCCATCATCTGGATCGACCCCGCCGTTTCGTTCAGCGTCGGTGAAAGCCGGGTGAACGATGCAGAACAGGGGTTGGTGACTGCCGGTCGGATGATCCGCAACGCGATACCCGACTGCGCCGTCATGTTCATCCACCATACCGGCAAGGCCAACGCCCGCGAAGGGACGCTCGACCAGTATTCGGGGCGGAACGGTTCGGCGTTGCCGGACGGCTCCCGCATGGTGCAGGTCATGAAGTCCCTGACGCCGGATGAATGGCGCGAGGCGACCGGGGATACTCTTGGCCTTGATGAAACCGCGTTCGTCATTGCCCGCCCCAAGCTGTCCTATGTACCGCAGCAACCGCATATCTATGTGAAGCGGTCGGGTTGGGCGTTCGTCACGTTCGGCGGGCAGAGCGTGACGAACAAGAGCGAGCGGGCCAAAACCGTGACGATGACCCTGCTTCGCAAACGTTGGGCACGCGGTGATGAAGTCGCAAAATACCGCGCGCATGCCGAGTTGGAGCGTGATCCCGACGCGGCAGGTATCCGGAAAATAACGTTCGAGGAAGCAATCAACGGGTTGTTGAACGACAAAATACTGCAAATAACGGAAAATAAGCGTGGCAGCGCGATAATTGTGGAGGCGTCGGCATCATGACAAATCCTCTACAAATCCCCTACAAATCTACTACACACATATCCCCCCATACCCCCCTACACATGTGTGCGCCTGTTCGGCGCGCACACATGTGTTTTTGTCTGGACGATCTGCGTTATTTAACGAACACAGTAATTTTAGTGGTCCCAATGGTCGCGCTAATTTCGGGGGCCATCCTGCGCGGGGGGAGTGTTCCTTTCTCAGTTTCAATTTACGGAGGTCCTGATGGCCAAGATTGATGCCGAACGTGCGATCATATACTTACACAGCCTGACGGTGCCTGAGGGTCCGCGCGCTGGTCAGGTCCTGATGCTAGCCGACTATCAGAAAAATTTTATCCGTGGTGCACTGGCCGATGATATACTGGTCGGAGTCCTGTCGATAGGACGCGGAAATGCCAAGACTGCACTTGCGGCTGGCTTGTGTTTGTTGTCGTTGATGGGAGTTTTGGACAACCAGCCAAAGCGCGAGATAATTCTTGCTGCCAGAAATCGTGATCAGGCAAAAATAGCTTTTAACTTTGTTTTGGGTTTCATTGAGGGATTACCTGATAACGAGCGTGAAAAGTTTGTAGTTCGACGCGGTGCCAAGCTTGAGATTGAATACAATCATAATGGCGATGGTCTCATTCGATGTATTGCTGCTGATGCGAAGTCGATTTTAGGTGGTGCTCCAACTTTGGCTGTCATGGATGAACGCGCCGCATGGGACCGCGAACGCGGTGATGCGCTCGAAAACGCGATTTTGTCCGGCTTGGGTAAACGCGATGGTCGTGCGTTGATTATTTCGACTAGCGCTGCCGATGATGCGAACACGTTCTCGCGCTGGTTAGACGATCCGCCGCCGGGCACCTACGTGCAGGAACATCGTCCAGACTTCGGGTTGCCTGCCGATGATCTGGAAAGTCTGCTGGTCGCGAACCCTGGCGCGGCGGAAGGCATCGGGGCGACCCCGGAATGGTTGGTCGCGCAGGCGCGCCGGGCCATAGCGCGCGGCGGCTCGGCTCTGTCGAGCTTCCGCAACCTCAACCGCAACGAACGCGTTTCGACCGAAGATAGGTCCGTACTGGTCACGATTGATGAATGGCTGTCGGCAGAGGTGAACCCGGACGACCTGCCCGCCCGTGACGGCCCGTGCATTCTTGGCGTGGATCTGGGAGGGTCACGGTCCATGTCCGCAGCGGCTATGTACTGGCCCGAGACAGGCCGTCTGGAAGCGGTCGGCACCTTTCCGTCAAAACCCGGTCTGGCCGCTCGTGGGGCGTCTGACGGTGTGCAGGGCCGGTATGTCGAAATGGCCGACCGTCTCGAACTGCTGACGATGGGCGAGAACACGGTCCCGCCCGGTCCGTGGCTGGCCGACATCGCCCGGCGGTTAGACGGTCAGCCTATCGCCGCAGTCGTCGGGGACCGGTTCCGTCATGCCGAGTTTACCGAAGCGATGGAAGCCGCCGGGCTGTCCCGCGTCCCGTTCATTTGGCGCGGCTTCGGCTGGAAGGACGGCAGCGAGGATGTTGAGCGGTTTCGTCGCGCTCTATTCGACGGGCAAATCAAAACAGTTCCATCGCTGCTGCTACGGTCCGCGTTTGCCGACGCAATCACGCTGATTGATCCGGCGGGTAACTCGAAGTTGGTGAAAGGTCGATCACTCGGGCGCATTGACGCCGCTGCTGCTGCGGTTCTCGCCATCGCCGAAGGCGTGCGACGATCAGCGCGACCAACGAAAAGATCAAGGCCAGCACAATGGGTGTAAAATGGGACCGCCATTCCAACCGCATTATCAAAACCAAACGTTGGAAATCGGTGCGCTATCTCGCCAAAAAACGCGATGGGTTCAAATGCGTCCAATGCGGTGCGGTTGGGCGCTTGGAAGTCGATCACATCAAACCCGTTCGATTAGCGCCCGAACTCGCGTATGATTTGAACAACCTCCAAACTCTTTGTCCGTCCTGTCATTCGAAAAAAACCATCATCGAAATCGGGCTGTCCCGCGAGGCGACCCCCGATCAAAAGGCTTGGCAATCCGCGGTTCAAGCGCTATACAAAAAGTAATATTAAAAACAACGTGTTATGAGGTGTTAGGGCATGTTAAACTCAGTACGTATCATGGCAAGACAATCGGAGATCCGGCAAGGTCTTTCCGAACTGGTGGGCAAGGACAAATTGACCGAGGATGAAACCCGGTCGATGGAAACTCTTGACGCGGAATACCGCGCAAACGAGAAAAAGTATCGGGCCGCGCTGATTGCCGAGGACGAAGAACGGCAAGAAGCCGCTGGTGAACTCGAAACCCGTTCGGAACGGGAATATGCTGAATTGATCGGCGCTTTCGAGGTCCGTCAGGTCGTTGCCGCCATTCGCGAGGGCCGGGAACTGACCGGGCAGACGGCGGAAGTCGTTGCCGAAATGCGTTCGCAGGGCGGTTATCGCGGTGTTCCGGTGCCGCTTGAAGCCCTTGAGGTTCGGAACACGGTTTCGTCCGGAACGCCCGATCCGAAATCCACAATGGGCATTTTCGACCGGCTGTTTCCGCAATCCGTGGCAAGCCGCCTGGGCGTGCAATCGGTGCAAATTCCGCAAGGCTCGCGCGAGTGGCCGGTTGCCACGCAAGGCGCGTCGGCAGGTTGGGCGGCGACCGAAGGCGGCGACGTTACAGCGGCTGTTGCCTTCCAGACAACCGAGGCCATGTTGTCGCCCGATCACCTGCTTGGGACGCGAATGCAGATCAGCCGGAAGGCGCTGGCGCAGACCGGCACCGGGCTGGAACAGGCTATCCGCCGCGACATGAACGCGGCTATCGGGGCAGAACTTGACCGGGCAATTCTCATCGGGTCGGGCGCTTCCGGTCAACCTACGGGCATCGTTACCGGCGCGACGAATAGCACCGATATGAGCGCTGCGGCACCAACTTGGACCCTGTTCAAAACTGAAATCGTTGCCTTCATGTCGGCAAATGCCATCACCGATTCGAGCCAAGTCAGGATCGCGCTGACGCCCGGCATCTGGTCCGACATGGACGATGATGAAGCGTTCGCAAGCACGGGCATCACCGAGTGGAACCGGCTGGTCAACCATGTCGGCGCAGGGAACGTCACGCTATCGACGCAACTCACCGCAGGGGCGGCGTTGCTGACCACTTCGGCGGGCGGTCTGGCCCCGGCCTATGCGGGCTTCTGGGGCGGTCTGGACGTGATCCGCGACCCGTATTCCGACGCTGCATCCGGAGGCTTGCGCCTGACCGGTCTGCTGACGACCGACCTCGTCATGCCGCGTCAGTCGCAGGTGCGCGTTCTCACCAACTTCGGCTAATCCGATGTGGGCAAGCCCGGACGGTTCAATCGAATTGCGCAAGCGTGCCTCTGGTGCGCTCGCGCTCAACGCCCGGTTCCCCTATGGCTCGCTCGCCACCTTGGACGCGGGCGGCAATGGCCGTCGCCCCCGGAAGGAACAGTTTGCCAGCCGGGCGTTTGCCTATGTTGTCGATGGTGATGGGCGCGACCGGGACGTGCATTTCCTGATCGGTCACAGCTTTGACAAGCCGCTAGCTTCCCGTTCGGCGGGCACGTTGAAGCTGATCGACACGGATGACGCGCTGATCGCGGATGCGTCGATTGCGGACGAACTGCGTGAGGCAAGCCATGTTCGCGACTTTCTGGCCATGATGGCGGCGGGTTTGGTTGGCGGTATCTCGCCTGGGTTCCGCGTTCCTCCGTCTGATGTGGTCCCGAATGCCGAGACGGTTGAGGAAGAAGACCCGTCACTTGGTAAAGCGCTGATCCGCACCATCGCGGCGGCGGTCTTGTTCGAATTGTCAGCCGTGACCCGCCCCGCATATGGCGAAACTTCGGTTGATGTGGAATCGCGCGACTGGACGCCGACCGATAGTCTCATCCGACCCGATGCGGGGTTGCGACGTTCGTTCCAGCGATGGAGGGCCTGATGCCCGACCTGTTGAAATGGTCCGAGGATACCCCGGCGACCGCGCCCGCCGTCCCTACCGGTCTGTCGCCCGCCGCCGCCGCGCTCGATCCGCTGGCCGTCTGGTCGCGCTTGGAACTTTGGTCCGGTCATCGGTGGGAAGTGCGGGACTTCGAAGCGGTCATTGAAGGTCCCGGTGAATGGTCCGCGCCGGTCGCGCCTGTTACCTATGCCGCCGCCGATGTTTGGGCGGTTGATACTTGGGCCGTGTCGGAACTGCGCCCCGGCCCACTCGGACTGGTATTTGCTTGCGGCACCTTCCGCATATCCGGCACGGTTGGTGACGGGCAACCTGCCGACCCCGACGCGTTGGAGGCTTATCGGCGCTATGCCGAGTTTCTGGCCGAGACCGGCAAGCGCCCGGGATACCAAAGCTGGAATTTCTCGCTTGATGGCGCGATGTCGATCAGCTGGCGGCGGGAACGCAATGCGATGGCCAAGGGCATCTACGGGTCCGGCGCGGCCGACATGCTGCGGAAGTACCGAAAGGCGCGCTGATTGATGGGTATTTTTGATTTCTTCCGCCGTTCGCCCGAAAAGCGGTCCGCGTCGATGGGCTACACCGCCGATTTAGTCGCGGCGCGGCATGAGTGGATTACCGGCGCGTCGGGCGTGGCGGAACTGACGGCTACGGTTCAATCCTCTGTGACCCTCTGGGAAGGGGCGCTGACGCTTGCGGACGTAGAAGGTACCTCTCTGCTAACCCGTCGCAATCTCGCGCTGTACGCCCGTCACATGGCGTTGCGCGGTGAGGCGGTCTTTCTCATTCGGGGCGACAAGCTGTTGCCCGTCACCGATTGGGAAGTATCGACCCGGAACGGACGGCCAAGGGCTTACCGCGTCACGGTCAGCGAAATCGGCGGCGGCACATCCGAGACGGTTCTTGCCGCCGAAGTGATCCATGTTGTGACGGGCAGCAACGCCGCCGCGCCCTGGGCCGGGACCGCACCGCTGACCCGAGCGAACCTGACGGCCAGCATGTTGCAGGAAATCGAGAAAGCGTTGGCCGAGGTCTACCGGGATGCGCCTATCGGTTCGCAGATCGTGCCGTTCCCAGAATCGACCCCCGATGATTTCGCAACGCTCTCGCGCGGCTTTCGTGGCAAGCGCGGCGGCGTCCTGATGCGCGAGTCGGTGCACGTCGCTGCCGCAGGCGGTCCGGTTCCCGGTCAGGACTGGAAGCCGCAGGGAACTACGCCCGACATACAACCCGCGATGCCGCTGGAAGCGCTCAGGGTGTCACGGGCGGCGATCCTGGCCGCATTCGGTATCTTGCCTGCCCTGTTTGAAACCACGGCTCAGGGACCGTTCGTTCGCGAGGCGCAGCGTCATCTGGCGCAATGGGTGCTGCAACCGCTCGCCGCGCTACTTGCGGAAGAAGCCAGCGAGAAGTTGGGCGGTGCCGTGTCTATCGACGTGATGCGGCCAATGCAGGCGTTCGACGCCGGGGGACGCGCGCGGGCCTTGTCGGCAATCGTTCAAACCCTGGCGCTTGCAAAAGAGGCGGGCGTTGATCCGTCCGAAGCGTTCAAGCTTGTGGATTGGGAACCGGATTGACTTATGATGGCCACCTGACACAAGCTTCTGGTATCATATGGTGAAGAATGTGGAGAGCGTTGCTTTAGCGGAGTTCGGCCAGTGATCAAAACCTTGAGTCTCAGTGCGGTTGTTTCGCTTGTCTGGGTTACGAGTTCATTTTCTGGGGCTTGTGACTATCGTCTCAGCCAATTGATTAGTCCTACGGCTGCGGCTGCGACTGTTGCAGCAGGTGGCGCTGGCGCGACCGTTGGCCCCACGACCATGGCATTGGCAGGACTTTACTTCTTTCCGCACGCAACTAGTGGGACTGTGATGTTGGGTTCGACGCTCGCAGGGGCTTCGGGAGCGGGAACCGTAGGTATCATCGGAGGCAGTGGATTTGCAGCGACTGTGCTTAGCGTCCTGACTGCGCCAGTCATGTTGGTGGTTGCTGCTGGCACGACCGTCGCTGTTGGCGGGCTGGAAGCCGGCTGCTATTTTGTTGATGAGCGGATTACCGAAGAAGACAAGGTGCTTGCAATCTTACGGCAAATCGCGCTGACCGCCAATGAGGACTACTTCAAGTTATTTGACGTGAGCGAGAAGGAGTCTGCCGAAACGGGGACCGTCAGCCGAGTTCGCGTTCCTGATGAGGACGGGGAATTTCAGTTCTACGTGGTAGCAAACCTCTACATTGTGAATGGCGAATTGCTGCACCGAGATTGGTTTCTTAACACTTCACTTGGAAACATCGCGGCCGCGCTGGCTACAAAACCTTAGCCGCCCTGCCGGATCAGGAATATCCTGCTTCACGCTGCTGCCTAACCGCTTCGTCCGCACAGCCGAGCTTGGACCTTCGTCCAATCCTTCTCGCGACGGCTGTTACCCCTGTGTTACCCCGAGGCAATTCTCTGAAGAAGAAGGAGCTAGCTGATTTCGGCTAAGTCCTTGAAAGAAGTGGTGAGCCGTACAGGATTCGAACCTGTGACCCACTGATTAAAAGTCAGTTGCTCTACCAACTGAGCTAACGGCCCACTTCCGCCGCTCTCTATGCCATTTGTCCCGTTGGGATCAACCGCTTAGATTGCGCCTTCCGACGGGCAGCAGATTCTCCGGTACCCGTCAGGCGGCCTACCTAGAAAACGGCGCGGCACCGGTCAACCCCAAATCGGCGAGTTTCGTCTGACGGGCTGGATTCACCGCGCGGCGAGGTCTATATGCGCCGCCATGGACACCCAGCGCGATAACGGTCTGCCTTTCATGAAGATGCACGGCCTCGGCAACGACTTCGTCGTTCTCGACGCGCGCGCGCATGCCGTGCCCGTCAGCGCCGACATCGCCCGCGCCATCGCGCATCGCCACTTTGGAGTGGGGTTCGACCAGCTTGCGGTGATCACCAAGGGCCGCGGCGATGCCGAGCTGACCTTCTACAATTCCGACGGCACCACCTCGGCCGCCTGCGGCAACGCGACACGCTGCATCGCGCGCCACCTGATGGACGAGTCGGGCAAGTCCGAACTGGTGCTGGTCACCGAACGCGGTGACCTGGCGGCGCGTGACGCCGGAGGCGGGCTGACCTCGGTCAACATGGGCCAGCCCCAGCTCGAATGGCACGAAATCCCCCTGTCCGAGGCTGCGGACACGCTGGAACTGCCCATCGAGGGCGGCCCCGTCGCCACCGGCATGGGCAACCCGCATTGCACCTTCTTCGTGGCCGATGCCGAGGCGGTGCCGCTCGACACCTTCGGGCCGCGCTACGAACACCACCCGCTCTATCCCCAGCGCACCAATGTGCAGGTCGCCCAGATCACCGGCCCGGACCGCATTCGCGTGCGCGTGTGGGAGCGCGGGACCGGCCTGACCCTCGCATCCGGCTCCTCCTCCTGCGCCGTGGCCGTGGCAGCGGCGCGGCGGGGGCTGACGGGGCGCGCGGTCACCATCGACCTCGACGGCGGTACGCTCCAGGTCGACTGGCGCGACGACGGAGTCTGGATGACCGGCCCGACGATGCATGTCTTCTCGGGGGTCTTCACGCCCGAATTCCTGGCCGCCATCGCATGA